ATCCAGGTGTGCTCATGCTTGAATTCAAACGTGCCAATGTGGCCGATCTCTTTGCTCACGTCATGGTCAATATACACCTTGAACCCAAGCTCTTGCGCCTTCTTGCAAAAGAACACGTCCTCGCCCATGTAGCCTCGGGTGTCGTACTGCCAAGGCATATCGAACCAGGGTTCAGACATACCCTCAAAGACGTTGCGCTTGATCAGCATGATGCCGGTGCCAACGCTGCCAACCTCTTCAAGACCAGTTGATTCTGGCATCGAATAGACGGGTTTGCGCTTGCCGTTCTCGTCATAGTTTTGTGCGGTTGGACCTGTGGGCATCCTGCGCCTTGCGCAGTTGGCCGCAACCAGGTCAACGTCATGCTTGAGCAGTCGCTGGATCATGTCCTGTGGAAAGGTCATGTCTGAGTCAATGAACAGCACATGCGTGCAGCCCTCGCGCATGGCATCCAGACACAAATCAGCACGCTGGTTCTGAATCAGCGTGCCCTGCAACAGTTTCAGACTTATGGCATCAGTGGTGTTGAGCGTGTGATACGCCACCATGTTGACCATGCAGTAGGTGTAGTTGGTGTGGACTTGGTCACGCGCTGGCGTGCAGACTGCAATGTAATTCATACTTGGCCTGGCCTCACGCGAAAGAATCGATTGTCTGGATCATTGAGCCACTTCTTCATGTAAGCCTGGTCATCGAGCTTGCCTTCAGCTTTCAGCTTGTAATACAAGGACTCTGGGATGCTGGCGACATGATGCCACTCGCCGGTCCAGTTTGCCTTGTTGTCAATCGCTGCAAAGTCACGCTTATTGGCCTCGATCACGTCAGTCACGTCTTGACTGGTCTGGATCGTTGTCTCTTCAGTATCTGGGTTGAAGTGCCAGGTGCGCGTGATCCCCTTGTCGGGGCTTACATCAAGAATTCTTTTGTCCATGTAAGTGGGGCCAGGTTTCCCTGGCCCCTTCTCCTAGTCAGTTATCAGGAGGTGACCAAGTCAGCGGCCAGACCGTGGGCATTTTCAGCCAGCACTTTCAAGCCGTACTCGATCAACAACATGCGCTTCTCAGCGTCACCAGTCTTTGCCAACTCAACTTGCTGGTAAGGACGCAGCACAGTCATCTTGGCGTAGTCAGGATCGATCACCCATGCGTCACGCTCGCGCTGGAAACGGTTGGCGATCACTTGCACATTGCCGAAATCGCTGACGTAGATGTCAACGGCGCCAATCAATGTTGCGGGTTTTGCGCCGCCATCAATGTTGAAACGTGAAGATGCAATGCCAGAGAAACCAGAGACGCGCTGCTTGTTGACAGGGCCAACCATCAGGATCTTCTTGGTCTGCTTGTCAGTGTTGGTCTTGACAAACGCGCCCAAGGATGCGGTCACGCGAGCAGTGGTGGTGTTGCCTGCAACAGCAATGCCGCCGTTCAAGAAAATGAATTCTTGATCGCGCTTTAGCTCGCTGCCTCTTTTCGCAATTTGATAAGCAAGCTCACTGCGTCTGCCTGCCTTATTGACTACTTCCTCTGTGTTAGAGAGAACAATAGTTTTACGGCTGATCTGAGCGTAGTTGGTCAAACGCACGGTGGCAGTGACAGAGTCAAAGGTTCCAACGTCGTCACCCTCGAGCTGCGCATTTGCTGCGGCATCTGCCAGGGTGTCGGTCTGCCACTCAAACAAGGTGTTGGAGATGGTTTCGCGGCCAATGTTGGACTGGAAGGGAGTCTCTTCGGGAGCGATGTTGGTGATCACATTGCTCAGGTCTTCGCGGATACCCTTTGCAGAGTAGGTCGTGAAGGTGTTGCTTACGATGGTCATGGTGTTACCTCAAAAGTTGGTAGATTGCCGAGGCCGCATCATCGACACGGCCAGTCTTTGCGAGACGCTGTTTGGCGCGAGTTGCTTCAGTTGTTTGGGATACCCGGCCTGCTGCACCTGGCTTGGCTGGCCGTGGACCGTTATTGGTCACAGGGGTGATTGCTTTTCGCTTGGTCATCATCTGGTCGTAGAGCGCTGCTTTACGCAACGCGACAACCGCCCTGTGATCCACAATGGCACTCAACTCCTCGGGTGTAAATCCGGTCTTCTTCCCGAATTCGACCAGCAACTGCTTTTCTGTTTTCGCCTTCGCCTGGTCTTTCCACTCGGGAATGACCTCGAGCAGCTTTGAATGCTGCTCTTGCAAATGCGTCTGAAAATGCTGCTGCTGCTCTTGCTGCGTGAGCTGGGCCACTCGTTGCTGTTCAAACTGAATAGCTTGGAGCTTTTCCTGTTTCTCACGCATCACCTCTTTTTGCCGTACCCATTCGATGGGGTCTTCTTGGTAAAGACGGTCCCAATCGATCTGTGTGTCGGCACTCTGGAGCTGGGCCTGTAACGCTCCCAACATCTGTGCGTATTGCGCACGTTCGGCACGCACTGCCTCAGTCTCAGCCTCGACCTGTTTCCGGATCTCAGCGATCTGCTGCGTTTTGCGTGTGTAGTCCTGGGTTCTTGAGTAACCTTTTTGGAGTTCGTCCAGCGTCACCTCGACTTCTTTGCCGTCAACTTTGACGGTAAAAGCCTGTGGCTGATCTTGCTCCTCAGATTCCTCATCTTCCTCGGACTGTTCCTCTTGCGTTTCCTCGTCAGCAGCGTCTGCATCCGCTGACAATTCTTCGCTCAAGGCCGCGCCTTCATCCTCATCGGACTCTGGCAACTGCGTCTCTTCGGGCGACTGTTCTCCATCAACTGGCAGTATTCCCTCGAGAGCGTTGGCCGCTTCGGCCAAATTCATTGGACCCGCAGGTGCGCTTGGTTGTGCTGCCTGCGTGCTCATACGGTGACTTTCTGGGCGCGTTCAATTGCTCGCTGCGCCAGTTTGCCGTTGTCCACCATCTTGGTGACTTCGGTCTTGAACAACTCAATGGCCTTGATCATGGCGTAAGCCTGCTCGCGCTTGTCGGCCTCCTCGGGCTTGCTACCCTTGAAAACCCACAACTGCTCGTTCTCGAGCTTTTCCAGCGCAGCCGCAAAGACCTCGTCTTGCAGCAACTGCTCGGCCTTTCGGCCCTTACGCACCTGATCTTCGTTCATTGAACCATTCCACTGTTAGGGTTGATGGGCGGCACTGGTGCCTGGGTCGGCTGCTGCATGGCCTGGGCCATGAGAGCTGACTGCTGGCGCAGTGCCTCTCTGTCCAAAGACTGCTGGGCATCAAGCTCGGCAGTACTTATCGCAGTACCGTACTTTAACTCTAATTCGTACTTCTTGAGCACTAAGTCCTGCGCGAGTTGATCTCTTCGGTAATCATCATCCCGAATCATCTGCTCACGCTTCAATTCAAGCTCGGCAGCCTTCTTCTGAATGTCAGCCTGGATGGACTCGGCCTGGACCTGGGCCAGCACCTGCTCAGGCGTTGGGCGCTCGGGTTTGGCCGGTGGCATATACCCCTCGGGTACGTCCTTGAAGTACTGGCTGGCGTCACGAAACCCTGACAACTCCACAATCTTGCGCAGCGTGCGCGAGAGTTGGGTCATGGTCACAAAGGGATTGTCAGCGCCCATGGTGCTGAGTGCTTGCTCTTGCTTTTGCATGATCATCATCAGACCCTGCAAGCGCTCGTTCACATCACCCTGGCCCAGGCCAATGTTGATTGACACGTCCATGGAGTTGTCCCAGGCGCGAGGGTCGATCTGCACCCACTCGTTGCGCAGGCGCACCATGCGAGGCTTGTCCTGGTGCGTGGTGATCAAGAACAAGATGCCCTTAAAGAGCTTTTTCATGCCCTCGGCCAAGATCCTTGAGGTCAGTTCAATGCGGCCCTGGCTTGCGCTGATGGTGGCGGCCACCGCTGCCTTGGTGCTCGACTGCAATGCGTCAGCATTCAAACCCATCGCGGCCTTGCTCATGCCGGTGCGGTCTTCCTTGATCTGGTCCACATAGTCCAGCATCGGGAATGCGGCCTGACCCACAAAGGGGGTGTTGAATGGCTGCACCATGCCGGGGGCACGCATACGAATGACAGCGCCCGTCTCGTTGTTGAGCACGTCATCAATGTTGACCTGGCCCTCAACAATCGCAGTGCGGGGGTGGATCGACTGGGCCAAAGAGTCCAGCGTGTTGCGCAAGATCTCGGACTTGATCTCCTGCAAATCATGCGTGATGTCGAAAATCGACATGGACTCCAGGGGCGAGGTGTGGGGTTCTGGATCGCAGGGAAAGTCCACGAATGGAATGTATGACGCTGGCAGGTTGCGCACAATGTTGTAGCCAGAACCCATGCAGCAGATCTTGCGCAGCTCGGGGATACCGTCCCCGTCATAGTCCACTTGGGAATACGCCTCAACGTAGAGCACGCGCTGCATCATGGGGTTGGTCGTGTTGTTGTTGCCCGTGATGTTGTTCAAGGGCTGACGCGCCAAAAACTCCTCGTTGGAGTCCAGGTCGTTGGAGGTCAGGTTGTCGCGGACCTCATCCTCGTCATACCCCATGGCGATCAACTCGGCCACGGTCAGCATCTGGCGGTGCGCAATCAGGGCAGCATCCTCAAAGGACCGCGCCCGGCGATCAATCACCAGTTCCTCTGGCGGCACGGCCATGATCCGCACGCGCCCATCTTTCACAATGCGCTTGATCTGCACATCATGCAGCATGGGCACTTGCGGCGCTGGCTGGCCTGCGGCCATGGCCTGCGCGTTCACCCGGTCAATGAGATTCTGGGAGATGGCCGGGTCAGGGTAGGACACGACAATCTTCACCTCGGCATTTTCCTGGGACAAGATTTGCAGGGTCTGGTCATCAAGCCCTGAGTATTCCTCAATGCGGACCTTTTCCTCTTCTTCCCACCAGTACTTGGCAATGCCGCATTTACGCACTAGTGCGTCTTTGAAGATCGCATATGTGGTCATAAACCCGTTGTTGTCCGAATTGAAGATCAGGTTTGCATAGTCAGTGGCCTGCTGCGCACCCTTCTCGTCTTCTGGGCCGCGAGGTAAGAATTCAACCGTGTTCTCGGTGCTGAAAAACACGCGCATGAGGCTTGGCATCATGGCGCTGACAGTGTCTCGCACCTCCATAGCGACAACCTGGCTTCGCCCCTCTTCCTCATTGCCAAAGGGGTCTCCACGGTAGTACTCGGTCCCCTTGGCCCTGATGGGACTCAGGTCTGAGTCGATGTAGCTGACAGCGTCCTCGAGGTCAGAGGTGATGATGCCTTGCAGTTCACTGTCATCCATCGTCTCTGCGGATGCGATGTCGGTGCTGATTTCTAGGTCGTTGATCATATTGGGACTTTCTTCAAAACCACATACATTGACTCAACTGCCCGTGGCGTGCGCAGCAATTGTTCTTGTGGCAATTCTAAGTCTGCGCTTGCACTTAATTTGTACTCGAGGCGCTCCATGTTGAACCGCGAACCAGTCCAACCCAAGTACCAGGCCCAGGCGCAGTAATAAACCCATGAGTTCTCGTTGAATGCACGCACATGCGTGGGGTCTTGCCAAGCCCCAAGACTCAGGTCATAGGGCACTGAGATATGCATCTCGCCGCCCATCTCCAGCAAATCCCGGCAGTTGGTCATGGCCGCAACCAGATCAGGAATGTGCTCGAGGACATCAATGGCAATGATCTTGGAGAACATGCCGCGCTCAATGCTCACCTTTTCAATGGGCGACCAGATCACCTCGCCATACGTCAATTTGGAAATATCAACAACCCAGTCAGCGCCAACATCTGATCTGATGTCAGCGTTGACGCACTCAGATCGCCGGTCCCGGCCACTACCCAGGTTGAGTATCAAACCACTGCTTTGCATATTCGGGTCGGTTCTTTCTCAGCCAAGGCGTGGCCTGCTGGATCAGTTTGGCACCATCAAGGCCAATTGTCTGGCTGCCAACGTGGTGGACATAGGACCGGGACAGGTAATGCTGAAACCCGGCGGCCAGCAAATCGGTGCAATGCACATCATCTGAGTACCAGTTCAGCGGTGGGAATTTCGCCACCTCCCAAGCCTCACGCGAGATCCAGGCAAAGATGGGGCTGGGGCACTCCATGGGCATGATGTGATCTTCCCATGGGTGCTTGAAGTAGTACAGCTCCTCGCCAAACGGGTTGGACCTGATGTTTTGTGTGGCCCTGGACGCATCACACCTGGCAGCCACCCAACCCAGCTTTGGGCATTCTTTCTTCAGTAGCGCCACGTCATCCATCAGCACCTGATAGCTGGTGGGGGTCAGGACAATGTCATCATTTGCCACAACGACAGAGTCAAACCCGTCAGCAAAGACCCGGTCGATCACCTCGTTGTAGCACTCGCCAAACGTGGATGCCTCGCCATATATCTGGTGATCAGCGTCATGGGCGCCAATGACTGACTCAGGGCCGCGCAAATAGATGGGCACTTGGCTTGCATACTCGCGCACGCTCGTCATCATCATCCGCAAGCACTTGCCCTTGACGGTGGCAACAGCGATGGGAGAGATCAATCCTTGGCCTCGACATTGATCGTGATGAGGGAACCCATACCGCCATACTCGTCTTCGCCATCGCCCTCTTCGCTCATGTCTTCGCCTTCACCGTCAGCCTGGTCACTGCCGGCCACCCAGGCGTCACAAGTGCGGCTGGCTGCGCATTTAAAGTCGAATATCTCGCAGTAACCAAGGTCACCGGCATCGATCATGGCCCAAGGGTCACCCTCGTCACCAATACCCTGGGCGATGCACTTGAGCATCGATTCATCTTGATTGAATGCGGAGCAGTTACCGCAAAGACAGGTCTTCGCGTCCTTCTCGCTCACTTCCCAGGCGCTGGCCTTCTTCATCCAAAACTGTTTATTGGGCAGGGCTGGGTTCTCAGGGCCGTACTCGGCAGAGTTGATGGCCTTGCCACGGTTCTTCAAGTTCACCGTGATGTCTTGAGTGGCCGTGGGGCACTTGGCACCATTGGCCTTCATCATCTGCTCGGCTGCGCGTTCGTAATCTTTAGTTGCCATAGTCGTTCACCATTTCACTTTGTTTGCCCAGTAGGCCGCGGACATCTTGCCCTTGGCAATGTTTTGCGCGTGCCTGGCCTTGAATGCCTCATTCCTCTTGGACCCATCAGGTGACCCAGTCACACCTTGCTGCCCAAACCTGATGAGCTTGACCTCGTCACCAGACTTTGCCAGCACAGCATGACTCTTGGTCTTGTGGCCGGGCGTGCGCTTGGGGGTGTTGTAGCCTGAGAATGTCTCAGATCCGCGCTTGATCATTTCTTCTTGGCCGTCTTGGCTGCCTGCTTGAAAGCCTTGGCAGTGGGGGCGCCGGGAGTGCCGGGTTTGCGCATCTTCTCTTTGGAGCCAGCCGCGATGCGCTCACGTTTGGCCGCGATGTTGGCATACAAACCCGGCTTCACTTCATGCCCCTGGTCTTCATGTTCTTGGCAGTGCGTGAGCCGCGCATGGGCATCTTGGCCTCTGACATGGCAATCGCAATGGCCTGCTTGGGGCTTTTCACAACCTTGCCGCCCTTGCCAGAGTGCAGGGTTCCAGACTTGTACTCACCCATCACCTTGCCGACTTTCTTTTGCGCTTTGGTCATCTTCATGCTTGCCCTTTCAAAAAATGAGTTGTTGGGGAGGAATTACCAGCGGTGGCGCAAACACTCCACAGAGTGCGGCAACCACATGAACCATCCAACACGGCTGGGGACTATTCCACAATAGTCACTAGGTGACTGGTGACAATCCCCATGCGTGTTAATGCTTCCCCCAATTATGCAACCCTGGGCAGGTTTCGGCGCAATGGCTGCGACCACTTCCCAGACAAAGATGACCCATACATCCCGACAACAGCGTCAGACGCAAAGGTCAAGCAAAACGCATCTGCCCGGTCAGGGGACGGCAGGCCGCGCTTCCTGATCTCGTCTTTCCCCTCAATCTGGATCTTCCCGCTGGACGTGAATGAGTAGCGCACTGTCGCCAGTTCCGCAATCAACTGTTCATCTTTGGGCATCCGACAGTCACGCGCTTCAAGCCATGCCTTGGCCTTGTGCCACAACTCAGCCTTGAGGTTTCTGTAAGTCTGGCCCATGGCCGGGCTTTCCGACACATTGATCCCGCGAGCTGGAAGACCCAGCTCACGCAGCCGGTCAACCACTCCAGCGCCCAAGCCAATCGAGTCAACCAAGATCTCCGCTGGCCGGGAGCTTGGCATCAAGACCTCCCACTCAGCGACAACGGCACCTGTCAACTGCATCAGGTCCAAGTTTTTCCATGTCCTGATGGGTTCAGTGACGGCGTTTCCCTGTCTCTTGCACAAGGCTGACTTGTCAGAACCAAACCTGGCAACGTCCAAGCCCCACACCATCCTGGCGTGCTGGCTGGCCTCAACATCTCTCTGGCTTGCCATCTCCAGCAATTCCATGGGGATCACCGTGTCATCGTCACTGCGTGGGAATTCACCCAGAACCCTGATGCGGTAAGCGTTCGATTCCTCACCGTAACGCGCCTTCATCTCCTCAATGTATTCCTGGCTGACTTGAGGTGAGTCAGCGCACGCTACCTTCATGGTGACCCAGTCATCAGCAAGACGGTTGTGGGTGTCGTAGAAGAAACCACTTGACCGCACCGGGTTGCCCAGCAGCAAGGTCACGGCATTGTGTCCAGACATGGAGCCACCAGCGGCCTCGAATACCTGCTCAGGGATGCCCGATGCCTCATCCCCAACCAGCATCACGTTGTCGCTGTGTACCCCTTGCAGGGCTTCGGGCTGCTCGGCGCGTGATGTCCTGGCTGAGATAAACGCTTCGGTGGCGGCATCCTTGACCTCGATGCGGTCTTGCTTGACCTCGAGCTGATCCTGCAAGAGTTGCGGCATGGCCTTGATCCAGCGCTTGAGTTCCGCAAAGAGTGCGTCATAGAGCTGGCTGGAGGTGGGGGCCGTAACGACAATCTTCACCGGGAACCGTAAGTGCAAATACCACAGCATGGCCCAGGCACCAGCGGTTGATTTGCCCACGCCGTGGCCGGACCTGACAGATATGCGGCGGTTGCCCTTGGCAATGTGCATCAAGAATTCTGCTTGCCAAGGGTCAGGGGTCACGCCCAGCACTTCTTGCACGAACCTTACAGGGTTGTTCTTGTAGAGTTTTACGAATTCGACAAAAGGGTTCTGGGTGGGGTCGAGCGTTGTCTCAACTTTTTTTATTTTTTTTGGGACGCTGGGCGCAATGGGGGCCGGGGTAGGGGGGTGGGTCATGGTCGGTGTTTGTTAAGGTGCTGCATCAGCCTGCCCCCAGCCGCGAGCGCAAGGGGGGGGTCGGCGCGGCCAGCAGGCCAGGGCCAGCACCGGCGCGGCCAGCAGCCTGTGCGCAACTTGCACGCGCCTGTTGATTGCTGGTTAGTGACTGCTTACGCTCAATGCCGCATGGTTGCTTGAATCGGATGATCGTTACCAAAAGCCTAATCGTTACATTGTCCATTATGTTAAGTTATTCCATGCCTGCACCAGTGCTTATGCACAGAAATGGCCATTATCCACAGGCAATACCCTCTGACCTGTGGATAAGTGGTCACTTATTTGTCCTGCCCTGTGGATAACTCGGCCTCGATGACCTCTGCGTGGCGCAGAGCATCCATGCGCATCGAGTGGATATTGACCTGGATCTGCGCCTGTTTGGTGCCGTAAACGCTCGGTTTCCACTTCTCAGCCAGCCACTGGCGCGTCTGGATGCGGACGCGAGCGTGCGCGGCGTGCTCCGGGTCGGCGCTGTCCGCTATCGCCAGCGTCTCGCACGCAAGCTCATCGGCGG